ATTTGCTTGAAGACTGATGCCTCCTGCACCAACAAAATTTAGAGCAGGTCTAGTAATATTACTTGAAAAACCATAAAGACTATTTCCACCCGCAACATTTAATTGATTAAATCCCTTTGAATAAATATAGAGTTGATTTGTACCCTCACCCTCAGCAAATCCAATTCCACCACCTTCACTAAGTGTCAATGTATTATAGCTAAGATTTGCAGTAAATGTCGCAGCATCTGTTACAATTTGGTTAAAACTTGGATTGTAACCTAGTGTACTCGGAATTGCCCAATACGTTCCGCCTGCACCATCTGCAGTAAGAACTGTCATCGCAGGAACAACCGTATTTGTTGATGTTCTTGCGAATACTTTACGAAGTGTAATTTCATCCGTATCATAGGTCCGTCTATACATTCCCTACTCTAAGGCATATTTTGAACTGATATAAATACGGAGTTCGTTGAACCAAAAAAAACACTCGCATTTGAATTTAGGAAACCCTGCGTAGTCGCAAGTGTAACAGCATTCGGAAGATAGTGTCCTAGAACTAAAGGCGCATTTCGATAAAAACTCTGAATAACCGAACCAGGAATACTCATTTTAATAGTTGGAGAAAAATAGTTACTTATGCTTCCATATAATCCACCAGCAGTACCACTATTATAATTTGAAGGGAAAAACATACTTTGAAACATTTGACTACTTAGATAGTTACTATTTCCTGATACTCCACTTTGAACAAAACTTGACATATAAATCGGTACAGGGCTCTGAGCAAGTCCAAGTGGACTAAATGCAAAGTTGCCTAATACTTCAATTGTTACAGTAGCCCTTGATGTAATTAATGTAGAAAATGAATCAAGCTGTAGATTTGCCGTGGTAAAAGAAATTGGCTGTGTACCCGCTGTCCATTGTGGAGTGATGTTTCCATTTGAGCCTTTATATGTAACTGTTGATTGTATAAAAGAGCTTAAATATACAAGTTCTCGTAGACTACTTACAACTAATGTATTTCCTGAACCTATTAAATAGAGACTATCTGTATTTACAACAAAAAAACTCTGTTTTAAAGCAACTACTGTACTCTGTAATTGTGTTGACGAGATATATCCCGTAGTTCCAAGACCATTAAGACTACTTGTAATCTGTGAATTAAAAAAACTTGTACTTACAAGCCCATTCAGGTTCGCAGTACTTACAATATTTTCAAGATTTGGCGTGCTTATAAGACCAACCATATTTGCAATTGTGGCGGTCAATGTTACAGTGCCTGTTCCAATTTGTGGATTAAGACTTATGCCATTCCCCGCAATCAACTGTGAAACACCAGCTGATGCTCCTTCACCTGTTGCAAATGCTCCATTGAACATAAGTTTTCCACTACTTGCATACAATAGACTAGGAAGACCTGCACCAGCACTTGGTGGTATATTTATATCTAAAAATGTAATTGAAGATGTTTGCACAGTTCCTGTACTAAATGTAGTTGCATTGAAACTTGAAAGGAAACCAAGATTACCCAAACCTACTAGACTACTCGTAATCTGTGTATCAAAGAAACTAGTACTAATGAGCCCAGTCAGATTCGCAGTACTTATAAGGTCAGTCAGATTCGCAGTACTGATAAGGTCAGTTAGATTCGCAGTACTAATGAGCCCACTCAGATCAGCATTGCTAACGAGCCCAGTCAGATTCGCAGTACTGATAAGGTCAGTCAGATTCGCAGTACTTATAAGCCCACTAAGATTCGCAGTGCTAATGAGCCCAGTCAGATTTGCAGTACTTATGAGGTCAGTCAGATTGGGCGTACTTATAAGGTCAGTCAGATTCGCAGTACTTACAACAGAATCCCATACAATAGTTGATAAATATCCAGCCGTGCCCAATCCAATAACAGTTGAGGTTAGATCTCCCTTACTTACATCTCCTGTAATGGACGCGCCATTTACTTGAAAGATTCCATTTGTTATAGCAGCAAGTTGCGTGACACCTGTAGCTGTATCTATAAAGTCAATGCTTGAAAGTCCAATTCTACCTGTACTCAAAACTTGACTTTGTAAACTACTGAGATAGCCAGGTGTAGTACCTAGATTTACAATCGCATCACCTACACTTGTACTGAGCGTTGAGATATTTCCATTCACATAGACAAATGTGCCAATTGAAAGTGTTGAAAAGAAATTTGCAGTTCCATTTACAGTGAAACTTGATATTGCACTTCCCTGTGAATTTACAAAACCATCTATATATCCAAGTAAACTTATACTTGTACTAAATAAATTACCAGATGAAATATATGACACTGGATTATAGATAAAGTTTGAAAAAGTATTAAACTGTGCTGAACTCACATATCCCGCTGTACCGAGTCCAATAACCGTACTGTAGAGACTTGTTGTACTAATGTATCCTGTTGTACCAAGTCCTTCTACAGTTTTAGCCAGAGTTGCTGAGCTCACATATCCAGCCGTAGCAAGACCAGCAACTGTACTATAGAGACTTGTTGTACTCACATAACCAGCTGAACCAAGTCCAGTAATACTACTTGCAAGTTGAATAATACTAATACCAGAACCTATAGCACCTGCTCCATCCACCAATAAATTACCATTTTGGATTGTTATATTATGAACTGGTATAGCATTTGCAGTATTTACATCAAGTATTTTTATATTTGATATGCTTACAGTACTCGTGTACCATGCTAGGCTCTCCCATTGAATACCACCAATTCCATCAGACGTCATAAGCAAATTTGTACTGATGGGAATGTTTGTGTTAGAATCAAGTGCGAAGAGTGACCGGAAAACTGTTAAATCCATGTCATAGCCTCTTTTTCCATATAAGCGAGGATCCATCGCGCTACTACCTTCTACTAAGAATCACTCCATCATTCAGAAGCGGCGCAAGATGACTGGAAACGGTGGTCTATTACAACTCGTTGCAGTTGGAAAACAAGACGTTTTCTTGACGGGAAATCCTCAGATTACATGGTTTAAATTTGTGTATCGTCGCCATACAAACTTTGCCGTTGAAGCCGTTGAAATGTATTCAGACAATGAACCTGACTTTGGAAAGAAGATCAGTTGGCTCGTTCCTCGGAGTGGAGATTTACTTGGACCCTGTATTCTAGAGATTACTCTTCCTGAACTGTTTCTCTCAACTACGGGTGAATCTGTAGCCTATGTAAATTCAATTGGTCACGCCCTTATTAAAGAAATCAGCTTAACAATCGGCGAACAGGAGATTGATCGCCAGACAGGTGAATGGATGGAAATCTGGTCAAGTCTAACAACGTCTGAGTCTCAGAAATTTGGTTTTTACGATATGATGGGCAAAGTCGATGGATTTTCACAGCCCACGCTGGTCGGACCTCTTAAACTCTATGTACCCCTTCAGTTCTGGTTCTGTAAGAATCCCGGTCTCTACTTACCTTTACTTGCTCTTCAATATCACCCTGTCCGGATCAATATAACTTTTAGACCCTTACAAGAGTGTTTCTGGACTCCTAATGTTATAGTTGACTGTACGGATGTTACTGTAAAACCGGCACACATTACAAGTTTAACTTTATATGGTGATTTTGTTTATCTTGACGTGGATGAACGTCGTCGCTTTGTCAGTACAGCGCATGAATATCTAATTGAGCAGATTCAGTATACATCCCAAATTGCTATTCCTCCTAGTTCACAATCAATCCCTGTTCCGATTGAATTCAATCATCCAATTCGTGAATTTATCTGGGTTCTTCAGCGACAAGCTGTAATTAATAATAAGGAGTGGTTCAACTTCAGCAGTCTCAGTGTAAATGAAACAGGTGTGCGCACAGATATTCTTGCCACGGCGGTTCTCCAACTTGATGGATTTGATAGGTTTCAGGTTCGTGATGCACCGTATTTTCGTCTTGTTCAACCATGGCAACGTCACACAACCATTCCATCTGACGATTACATTTACTGTTATAGTCTAGCACTCCGTCCCGAGGAACTACAACCGAGTGGTTCAATGAATGCGAGTCGGATTGATAGTATTGTACTTCAAATCACCACAGATCAAACGACAATACCTGCAATAGGAAACTCTACAATTCGGGTCTATGCTACAAATCACAATGTACTTCGTGTTGTCGATGGTTTTGGTGGCGTTCTCTTTACAATCTAAACAACTGATAAAATTGAAACTATCATCGAATATCATATAATGATAGAAAATGATAGAACATGACTTTATAACACAAGAACGTATACGTGAAACCGGACAACATTTACTTAAACGATATGGCTTTGATTACCGATGGTCTATTCCAGAACACGATGAACTCTTTGAAATTGGAGTTGATTTCAATGAGCTAGATACAGTCTATGATGAACTTGAAGATATATGGCTCCTCTTTTGGCATAATGGATTTGCCTTGTGGGGATTTGAACTTCATGCTCAATCAAATGAAATGATTGTCTTGACAAACTTCAAGTATACAGGATTCCGAATGACATCGGGTCGCGTATCGATTCTTCAACCTGATCCTCAACTGACATCACAACGATTCTTTGACGCACCCTGTTTTCCAACAAACTTTGTAGCCAATCTCCGAGCCAAGGGATTTGAAGTGCCTACGGATTGTTTTCCTAGCGTAAAGACGGATACTGATTAGTAGGGATGTCTTTCCTAGGTTCGTTTGACCATACATCCGCAAAGGCATGGGGTGGGTCACAAATCTCACCAATGTTCTTTACTTTTGTTACGATACTTGGTGGTTTTTTTGCGGTGGATCATCTTCTTCTACGGTCTCCACGAACAGCTGTTCTTAAAGTTCTTGTTAATATTCTGGGTCTTGGATTCTGGTGGATCTATGACATTGTCCAGACATTTGGTGATTGGGAATCCGTTGAAAAATATGGACTCTCGCTTCCCTTTTTTGGTCGCAGAGGTCTTGGTACAGGTATTTTTCATGGTGAAGGTGGAGCAGCCCCTGATGAAACTCCTGGACCCATTTTCTTTTTATTATATTGTGCGTTTATTGGTCTTCCTTTTGGTATTAGTCAGTTCGCATCTGGGGATTTTATTGGAGGTCTTATGATGCTCATCTTTACACTTACTGGAATACTGGCATTTTTTTCAATTATCTGGTCAGCCTATTGCGGACTTTATTTACTCTATGACACAAAGTCCCTCTTTGTAGAGGGTACACCGCGTTTCTTTCCTGCGACACTTTATTGGCAACCAACAGGCGCAGCGCAAAATGTCATGACACCGAGTGCCTATGAGAAGATAAAAGCAAGGGAAACTCTATTTGGTATGTTTTCGGCACCCTTTGCACCCTTTTTAGGACCTATACAGTCAGCACTTGGTCTTGTAGTGAATACAAAATGCGCAGTTGAAAAGATTGTACCTCCTGCGATTGAAGCAGTTCAAAAGATAGTCCCGCCAGCTGTTGCCGCAGTCAAGGACGCCGCTGCTCTCGTAGAAAAGGCGCCACAAATTGTGGCTGCCGCTGATTCTGTTTCAGCCTTTACAAATCCAGATGTACTTCGTGCTGCTGCTGCGCAAAAGGGTGGCGCACTTGAGATCGCAGCTGATGTAAGTTCATATGTATTCTTTGGTACGGCACTTGTTGTCTTTATTGGAGCACTGGGGCTTACATGGGCGCGATTTAGTAAATCAAATAAATCCTCAACGCAAGAAAATAACGACGATGTCCCACCCGATGTACACAATGACACCCCTCCCGGATCATAAGTATTTTGAAGCTCTACTCGGTCGTGGAAAAGATGAGCGTATTAAGGTAATGCCTAAATATGTTATCGTCTATTTTACAGCTGAATGGTGCGGATACTGCCGTGACCTAAATCATAAGCAGATTGTTGAGGCATTTCCTCATGTTGCTTTCTACAAATGTGACATTGACCAAAATAAGTATACACCTGGTTATTGTCAAGTCTCGAAGATTCCAACCTTTGTCGCGCTTCAGCAAAGTGAGTATCTCGATAAAGTAACCAGTGCGGATACGGAGAAAGTAATGAATTGGATTAACTCCGTCTTTATTAAGTGAATGGTTCTAGACTACGCCATTGTAGGAGGTGGAGTCGCAGGGCTCTATGTAGCATGTGAACTCACTAAGCGTCATCCGAAAGCAACGATCTCTGTCTTTGAAAAATACAGAGTTCTTGGAGGTCGTATTTTGACCTATCATGATAAGAAACTACAATGGGAAGAAGGCGCGGGTCGTATTCATCATACTCATCATATGACACGTGAACTTATACATAAATATGGTCTCCATGAAATGCCGATTTCCAATGAAATTGGTTGGATTGAAACATATGGTTCTCATATGATTCCAAATCCGTTTGATGATAGTCTACGCACATGGCTTCCATTCGTTCAAATGCTCCCTGATGATATTCTTGGAACTCATACACTGATGGAGATTTTAATTCGTATTTTTGGTGAAGCAAAGGCAAAGCAGTTTACAAATCCGTTTGCGTATCGTGCAGAACTCTGTACTTTACGTGCTGATCTTGCGATACGTAGTTTTACAGAAGAAATGGGCACAAGTAGTGGGTATACGGTTTGTAAAGAGGGACTCGACTCAATTATACATGGCTTAGAGAAAGAGTGTCGGTCACATGGTGTTAAGATTTATACACACTACACACTTGAAAATCTCGCACCTGAACTCGATGGTTCAATGACCCTTTGGTTTAGCACTGGAAGTCCAAGTTTACATGATAAACGAAGCATTATTACTGTTCAGGCAAAAACTGTCATCTGTGCTCTTCACGCTGATGCTCTTAAAAAAATACCGATCTTCAAATCATTTCCTTTGCTTAAGTTCGTAAAGATGGAACCCCTCCATCGAATCTATGCTGTATTTCCGCCAAATAAAGATGGTAGTTTCTGGTGTGAAAATATTCCTAAATTTGTGACAAAGACACATCTTCATTTCTTTATTCCTGTTCGCCCCGATAAAGGTATTGTTATGATTTCCTACACGGATGCTGGTGATTCGATAGTCTGGTCAAATATTGCTAAAGGAACAAAACCCATTCATGAACAGGTCTTAGGAAAACTACTTACAGATGAATGTCGGCGACTCTTTCCTGAAAAAGAGATTCCCTATCCAACCACTGTAAAATCACATCCGTGGGAATCAGGTGCGAGCTATTGGACACCCGGTCTCTATGTCCCAGTAAAAGCAAGTCAGCAAAGTCTTCAACCATTTGATGCCCTTCCAAATCTCTATATTTGTGGTGAAAGTTTTTCTATAAAA